GTGAATAAGTTTTTCCATTCTCCTTGCAGCTTTTTGTGCTGGAGAAATTTCTAAAACTGTAGGTATTGGATTAAAGCCTTCAACTAATTGATCTTCTATTCTGTTTTCAAGACTATCTTCAAAGATTCCTTTGTTAAGTGTAGCTCCGGGTTTAAGAACTTTACCATCACCTTCATATCCAACATCGTATGGATTATCTAATGTATTCCCATCAACATCTCCGGGCAACTCACCACCACCCATAGTGCTTTCTAATCCGGGAGCACCTACTTGAGCATCAAGATGAGCACTAGCCAATTCACCTTCTGGAAGTTTAGTTTCAGATATACCAATAGGAAACTTACCTGTACCAAAAATTACATCAACAAGTTGACCAAAAGCAGCCAGTACTTTTGTTTTAGTAATTTTTACAAAGATACGAGACTTTTCTGAATCTCTAAACTTAACAGACTTATTATAAAGTCCTCTGTAGTTTTCGTAAGCTCTTAACCAACGTGATTCATCTGAACGTCTTGAGTCTTCAGCAACACCAAATCTTGATTTAATAATAGCAACAAGATTAGTTTTTTGTTCGATTTCAAGAGCCAGTTCTTTACCAGCTTCACCATCTACTTCTTCATAAAGGTTATTAGCGTTTAAAAATGTATTTTCTTTTTCCATATATTACTAATAACCAAATGTCGAATCAGTGGGTCTATACATGTCCGACTTAATTCTAAGCATTCGTTGATGAGGGTGGTCCATTCTTGGTCTACTCATTACCATGTATCTTAACGCATCGTATGCGTGATCAGCAGCATGAGTATCCACATCCTCCGGATTACTCTTTGATAATGGAATTCCTTGTAACTCTTTAATTAAGTTTGGACAACTATTAAAGATTTGAACTTTTGGTCTTCCTGTATCTTTACTAGGTCTTAGATACTCATGTATCTGTACCTTACCAGCGTGTCGATTCTTATCAGCTCTTCGAAGTTTATGACCCTTTCGAATCAATAACTCACCTATGGTAGGACCAGTATAACCAGTCCTTGACCAAGCTGCTGTATCTAATACACCAGTTATGGATTTAATTTCTGACTCTTCCATTTGAGTCAAAGTGTCTCCTAGTGCTTCACCGGTAAGACCTTTCCTGTATAATTCTCTATATATAATGAGGGTCTTATCCTCGGGGTCTATAGCACCCCAGAGACAACAACTTTCAGAAGCGTAGCCATAGTCAATACCTTTTAATCTTTCCCACCATGACGGTAAGTCAAAAGGTGGTATTACATGTACTGACGTATCAAATTCTGCAAATGCTGCACCTTCTGAAATATCCCAGTTACCTTCCAACAACTGTTTACGTTGTATGGCTGGTAAGGATTGCAACATCCTTTCGTATTCACCGTCTTCAGCAAGAAAAGGATTGTCCTGTAACCTTGCTGGTATAAACTTTCTAGTTAGACCGTCATTACCACGAAAAGTTTTATTCTCATCTGCTGGTTCTACGTATCTTTTCTTTACCCATTGTGCACCTACACCACCCGGGTTAGCTGTACATCTTAAATAAGTTTTTAACTCAGGGTTTGTGGTTCTTAGCCTTGATGCTAAATAGTTCCATCCAAACTCTGTAGGTAAGTGAGTTATCTCATCAAAACCTATCCAACTGTACGCTTGTCCTTGGTAACGATACACATCAGCATCTCGTTCCAAAAACCCAAACTCTATCTTTGCTCCACTTGGGAACTGCCATAACTTTTCTACTTCTTTAAACTTAGCACCTTTAAATGCTCTAGGATAAAGTTCTCGAGACTTATCTATAAGTTCTCTTAGTTCTGGCATAGACCTTCTAAGTATCAAAGCTCTGTGCTCTGATATGTGACAGTAACGCAATGGGTCTATTAACATTGCAAAACTTTTACCACCACCTGCTGCTCCACCGTAAAGAACATCTTTTTCGGATGCAGCTAAGAAATCTGTTTGAGGTCCTTCGTTAGGCATAAATGCCACATGAGAACCTGTAGTATCTAAATGTTTTTGTATCTGGTCAGGAAGTGTTTTACTTTCTTCCTTGGTGATAACATTAGATGTTAAAACTTTTTCTTCAGTGTCAAATTC